TAGCAATCTCTTGCCATTTAGCATCAAAGGCAGCAGTTGCTGGTTCTAATCCAGCAAATTTATCCTTAAATTTAGAATTATTTAAGAACTGAATAACTGGAGAATTTTTAGATGATGGTCTTGCTTTACCCGTTGACATAACCGGGGGTAAAAAAGAGGCAAGTTGATAGGTACCATATGATGCACCACCTAAATCCCCACCTGCACCTCCTAGATAATCATTTATTGTACCAGGACCTTTACCCCCAGACTCATAGGCTTCTGATGTTTGTCCTAATTCCCAACCTTCGACTGAGGGAGTACCGGCTTTAACTGGTTCCCCCTGGCCATCTACTACCGTGTTACCAGAACTATCTCTAAGGACACCATCGTTAGGATTAGTTACTAGTGGTTTATCTTCTTGCACGGCAAAAGCTTTCTTGGCTGCTTTAGTAGCAATGGTACCAAATATTGCAGGCTGCTGCATATCTTCACCATCTAAAAAGAATCCAATGACCCAGGTACCTTCAACAGGACCCAAGGGTGAAGAACCAATACCGGAGATAGCAGCTGATGTAATCGGTTGTATAGGGGTTGCCCAGGGTAAATCTTTGGTAGGTAGAATTATTTTACTATCGGTATGATAGCCATAGATACGAACTCTACACCTACCCATTTTTTCTGGATCCATGCGGTCTTCAACAACCCCGATCCACCAATTAAATCCATCTTTGTTAAAAATTCTTTGCATAATTAAGCCCTGTTATTACTTTCCTGATCAACCAATAAAGAATCTTTTATTACTTCCATAACCATCTCATGAGACAGTCTGTTTACTTTATGATGAATAGCTGTTATAAGATAAAATCCAGAATATAGTTTATCTTGAGCGGTAGAGCCAGTATCACTTGCATCTTTAGGACCCATGGATGGGTAATCAAAATAAATCATCCTTCCAACCTCTGCATCGGTTCTTCCCGGTACTGTCATATGCATTTTAATATTTGTTAGCTCTAAAAGACTAGATAACCGATTACCATGTATTTCACCCATTTTTTCACTTATGTTATCTGCATAGTCATTAAATAATTTAGGATTTTTAGGATAAAAACTTATATTTGTTGCAAAGTTTCTAAAGGTATCCTTACTAAAGACCGGTTTGGCGTCAGTACCCTTTCCGGAGGAGTGAAATTGTTTTTCATAATTTGCAATATGGTCATAATCTATTAATTGATATTCTTTATTAAAAACATCTAGATATACTAATCTATTACCGAGATACCCATTGGTATAGTTCTTTATATAGTCAGTAGTCTCTATCATTTCAACATCTTTAGCTAAAAACATTTCTCGATTTACATCTCGAGAATTACCATCTTCTCTAATATTAGAAGCTGATATTAGATATCGGCCTAGATAATTTTTATTTTCATGAGCGTCCTTAAACAATCCTTCCAAAGTACAAAAGTAAAAGTTTTTATTAGACTCGAAAAATATAAAATTTTTAGCTGTACCATCTTTTGGTATTGCTTTTGTAGCTAACCAATTTATACATTTAAATGGCGACCAACCTGGAGACACAAATTTGACTTTGTTAGATGTATCATTTATAACAATAAGATCGGTACTTTTTGGATCTTCCTTTATTTCATTATTTGAATCACTGACATTAAAGTTACGAGAAGAAGCAATAAAATTAGTAAATATTTTACCAGCTACGTCTGTAATATTACCCTCAAAGGGCGAAAACAGAGGTAAGTTCATATCGTAAAAGAACTCAATTGAAATAAAATGCAATACAAAATTCTGTGTATTAGTATCTCTTACTATAGTTCTATCTGATAATTTAAATACTCTAAAGGTCTTTTGAATAATTTGAGAATCTGAAAAAGAAGGCGTTCTTAGCTTTATATTTAAAAACTCTTCTCCGTGAATATTAAATCTATCAATAATATTTCTACTATCAGTTAAAAAGATACTACCGTGCATGTAGTTCTTAAATATATCTTCAAATATATTAATCTCTATAACAAACTCAGTTAGATCAATAACCTCATTACTGGTATTGATGAGTTTAAGCTGCTCTATTCGTACTTCACCTGCCTTTTGCAGTCCTTGCTCACCAATCATTATTCACTCAATTTCTTTTTAAAATCACTTACTATTGCATCTAAATATGAAGCTTTAAGAATTTTAATTCTACGCTTAGACTCATTAACCTCATCTTCATATACTAAATTAGTAACCGGGGTACCAGTAAGGGTAGTAGTACTTGAGATATTACCTACTACAGAAGTATTAGAAGCTAATAAAATTTGATCACCAGAGATAAAGCCTCCGGTGGTTACAGTAATAAAAACGTTAGAGTTACTTATTTTAGAGGTAATAACGCCTGAACCAATATTAGTATTATTAATAATGGGGTCGTTAAGGGCAAAATTACCGAAAGAGTTATTTGAGGTAAGTATTACATTACCGTTAATATAGTTAAGATTAGCATCTTCATAGTGATGTATACCATTAACATCAGTATACTTACTTGCAACATACAGGTTAAGATTGTTTGTATCAAGAGGCCAATCAAATCTTGGATCTATAATATCATTGTAATGCAATACTATCCAATGTAGTTCAGGGTTATTATAAAACTTATCTGCTACCAGCTCCGGTGTCTCCCCATCCTTTACATCGTACTCATCAAAAAGACCTAGATTATTTTTTACTTCTTCCGACAATGTAATACGATTAGTAATATCAGTAACTACCTGAACTGATGTAGTATTATCCAGGGTGTAAAGTGTATAAGGAAAACTTTTAAAATACATTAGTAACCTTGATTAATCATTTTCTTAGTAAGAACTTCCAACTCTCTGAACGTCAATGATACGTTAATTTCAGTGGGTTCCCCATTTCGAAAAGATGAGAACTGTTCCCCACCATAACTTACATCCATAGATTCGAGTACACAGGTTGTAAATTTATGAAAATAGGAATTTCTTTGTTGACCGAAATAATAAGTAATATTAAACTCTGAGGGGTAGATAAAAAATAAATTACCGTCAGACATCTCCGGGTGCATATGAAACTTAAATGTTTCAATTATTCTAAATACATCTTCTGATTCTTTTTTATTTTTAGGATAAAATTTATATTTAAAAGCAAAAGATCTAAAATCAACAGATTCAAAAACTGTCTCTTTAAAGGGGTTTAAAGCGGTACCAGTGGAGGCACTTAGTGCTGAACCTACATCCGCTACTCCAAATGCGCCCGGTAATTTTGCAAGCGAAGCTCCTACCGCAGCTCCTGCCTCTCCAGGATTCTTAAGAGTTTCTATACCCCCCGCTAAAGCTCCAACTAAGGTACCAAGATCCTTATTAGCATAATTCATACTGTACTTAACAGTAGGAGGACCGTCAATATACAATGCTATGGCATCAGAAATTCTAAAAGTAGTATCTGGCTTTAAAATATCAGTACCTAAAATAGATGCTCCAACACCAACAGCTGCTGCTGCCCCAAGGGAATTAGCTGCAAGATTAACTCCAGCTTCAGTTACACTTCCCGGGTTTTTACCTCCGGTTAAATTAAATGCTTTTGAAAAACTCTTAGCTAATGAAGATACTGCCACTCCTGCGGTCGCGCCAGCCGCAGTAGCAGTTACCCCTCTCAGGGCTGGACTGGCCAATTGATCTTGGGTTAAATTAGCAGCATCAGGATTTCTTTTAACTTCAAATTGTGACTTATCTTGATTAAACTTAGATTTACCGCGAATGTTAATGTTAAAAAGTATGTAATGCTGTAAATTATCTGCTGTTTGCAGGTCAGAGGGGTACTGGGTTATATTGACTTTAAACTTATTTTCATCCGACTTTCTAAATGCTGACCTATTATCCCGGTAAGCATCGTTAGGATCTTTCGTATTATAATCTTTTTGCGCCGCATCCCGTACGCTTAGTATTGTTGTGGCCATGAATTTCCATAAATAGTGGACAGGTTATATTATATTTATCACGTTATGTACAATGCAACATATAAAGGACGTTACAGGATCTCTAACCCTGTAAAATACAGAGGTAACATTCATGATGTTATCTACAGATCGTCGTGGGAATTAAAATTTATGAAATGGTGTGATACCAATATTTCAGTGCTTGAATGGGGTTCTGAGACTATGGTAATACCCTATAAGTCACCTGTAGATAGTAAGGTGCATCGTTACTTTGTAGATTTTTATATAAAAGTAAAAGATAGGCATGATAATATTACTAAGTATTTAGTAGAAATTAAACCAGAAAAATTCACAAAACCTCCTGAAATTCCTAAGAGACAAACTAAGAGATTCATTGATGAGGTGTTTCAATATGGAGTTAATCAATCTAAATGGAAGGCTGCCAATGAGTACTGTGTTGATAGAGGCATGAAATTTCTAGTTTTAACGGAAAAAGATCTTGGTATATAACAGATAAATATTATTATGGCAACTGTTAATCCATTTAAAGATATAAGGATGAAGGCTGGTGATGTAGATCGCTCCTTCAACTGGTATCAGGTTCAAATTAAGAACCTTAAAAACGTCAGACCTAATCAGTTGATGGCAAATACCCCTGAACTGACCACTACCATATTACCGGGTAACATGTATATGTTTCTTTATGATGCAAAGTTAAAAGATAAGTTACCGTACTGGGATATGTTTCCACTTGTACTGCCTTTTAGAAAAGTACCAGGTGGATTTTTTGGTTTAAATTTACACTATATACCGTACCAGGTAAGGTTTAAGTTACTTGCAGCAATGCATGATTTAGCATATGACGCTAAGGTTACAGAGAATACAAGACTCCAATTAAATTGGAGAATATTGAATGCTTCAACTAGATATGCACCTGTTAAAGCATGTGTTAAGCACTATCTTTATGATCAGCTTCAATCTAGATTTTTAAAAGTACATTACCCCGATTGGGTCACTGCTTCACAATTACCTGTTGAAAGGTTTATTGGAGCTAATAAAACAGAGGTCTGGAGAGATTCCAGAAAGAAATACTAATGGCTAAGTCTAATTTTAATTTAAGTCAGTTTATAGGTGCAGTTAGAAATGATAGTCTTGCAAGGGTAAATAGGTTTGAAGTTATTATTAACGCACCAAGATCTCTTTTACTTTCTTCTAAAAATAAATCTAATGCAGGTGCTGTAAGTTTGTATTGTGAAATGGCCAGTTTACCACCTGTTAATATATCTACTAAGTCTTTTAAAATCTTCGGTCCTACCTATCAAAGACCGTTTAGTGCTGAATATGGTGGGGAAGGTATATCGTTAACATTTC